ATAGCCAAAGGATTAAAAAAAGCTAGTAAGACAGCTAAAACTAATAAAGATTTATTAGGAACTTCAGATTATCAAGGTGTTGGTAAATCAAGAGTATCAACTTCAAACAATAATGATAGAGGAGGAGATAATCCTCAAGGTATAGAACTTGCAAAAGCATCAACTACAAGTGCAACAATTTTAGGTCCAGGCCAAATACAAAAACAAGCTGCTAATACAGTTAAAGGACCAACGACAACAGAAATGTCTGCTGCTCAAATATCTTTAGCAAATAAAAGAAGAGGTAGAAGAGCAACAAATATTACAAGTAAAAAAACTTTATCTAAAAATTATACGTTAAGCAAAAAAACTTTATTAGGTTAATTATGTCTTTAGTAAAAAATATTAATAAAAGAAAACGAGCTGGAACTTCAAGATCAAAAAAGAAATCAACAGTATCTAAAAAAGCTTACGCTGCAATGAAGCGAGGCTGGAAAAAGAAATAATGCAAGATCAACAATTAAGAAAAAAGGCATCAGAGCTTAAAAACAATTTATCTATCTTAATGGAAAAAAGAGCCAATTGGGAAAGCCATTGGCAAGAAGTGGCTGATTATATGCTACCTAGAAAAGCTGACATTAATGTAGAAAGACCTAAAGGTGATAAAAGACATACGCTTATATTTGATGGTACTGCTATTCATTCATTGGAATTGCTAGCAAGTTCTTTACACGGAATGCTAACATCATCTGTTAATAGATGGTTTGGTTTAAGATTTAAAGAAACATTAGTTAATCAAGATGATCAAGCTAGAGAATGGTTAGAAGATGTAACTGATAAAATGTACTTAGCAATATCAAGATCTAATTTTCAACAAGAAGTTTTTGAAACTTATTTTGATCTAATTGCTTTTGGAACTTCTTGCTTACAAATAGAAGAAGATAAAGATGATATTATTCGGTTTTCATCAAGACATATAAGAGAAATTTATATTTCAGAAGATGCTAAAGGAATGGTTAATTGTATTTACAGACGATTTAAAATGTCTGCTAAAGCAACTGTTGAAAAATTTGGATTAGAAAATTTAAGTAAAAAAGTTCATGACACTTTTAAAAAATCTCCATTTGAAGATATAGAATTATGTCATGTTGTTAAACCAAGAGATATGTATAATCCTCGAAAAGAGGATAAACAAAATATGCCTTTTGTCTCTTGCTACTTTGAATATGATAGTGGCCATATTATTTCAGAAGGTGGCTTTAGAGAATTTCCTTATGTAGTACCAAGATATTTAAAAGCTTCTAATGAGATTTATGGAAGATCTCCAGGAATGAATGCTTTAGCGGATGTTAAAGTTTTAAATAAAATGGTTGAAGTTGGAATGAAAGCTGCACAAAAACAAGTTGATCCACCTTTGCTAGTACCAGATGACAGTATGCTAATGCCAATAAGAATGGCTCCTGGTAGTATTAATTATTATAGATCTGGCTCAAGAGATAGAATTGAAACTTTAAATATTGGTGCAAACAATCCATTAGGTTTAAATATGGAAGATCAAAGACGACAAGCAATTTCTCAAATATTTCATGTTGATCAATTATTAATTACTGAAAACCGTAATATGACTGCAACTGAGGTTGTTCAAAGAAATCAAGAAAAAATGAGAATACTTGGTCCAGTATTAGGAAGATTACAATCAGAATTATTACAGCCAATGATTATTAGAATATTTAATATTATGTTAAGAAATGATTTGTTTCCACAAGCTCCAGAAATTTTATTAAACCAAGAAGTAGATGTTGAATATGTATCTCCAATGGCTCTTGCACAAAGAGGAGAAGAATTAAATTCAATTGTTAAAGGTTTAGAATTATTTGGTAACATATCACAACTAGCACCACAAACTTTAGATTACATAGATCCTCCAGGATTAATTAAAAATTTAATAAAAATACTTGGATTACCAGCAACGATGATTAGATCGGATGAGGAAGTTCAACAATTAGCAGAAGAGAAAGCAGAGGCAAATCAACAACAAGCTGAGATGCAACAACAAATGGCAGAAAGTGAAATGGCCAGAAATGTAGCACCAGCAGTCCAGGCGGTATCTAATGCAGAACGACAACAACAGTAAAAAAAAAATAAAAGAATTAATACAAAATTATAAAACAGTTTTTGGATCAGACGATGGCAAAATGGTCATGGATGATTTAGAAAAAAGGTGCTTCTACAACACATCTACTTATAGTAGCAAGGAGCCAAACGAAACCGCTTTTTTTGAAGGACAGAGAACAGTTCTGTTATTTATAAAAAGCATGATCAATCATAAAGAGGAGTAATCTATGGATCAGACAACTGAGCAAACTGCTCAATCTGATGTAACGCAGACAACTACTACGCTTACAGCAGAACAACCAACAGAAACAACAGCAACCGAGACACCAGCTGTTGATTTTAAATCTCTTATTCCAGAAGAATTTAGAGAAGAAAAGTCATTACAAAATTTTAATAAAATGGATGACTTTGTTAAATCATATCTACACTCACAAAAGATGGTAGGTTTAGATAAAATACCAGTACCAAATAAACACGCTACCGATGATGATTGGAAAGAAGTTTATAAAAGATTAGGCAGTCCAGAAACTGCTGATCAATATAAATATTCCTTACCAGAAGATCATAAAGTTCCAGAAGAAACTATAAAAAGTTTTTCTGAGGAAGCTGTTAAATTAGGATTACTTCCTAATCAAGCAGATGGTATTATGAAATATTATAACGAAGTTGTTAATCAAGGTATTAATGATCAAACTATAAAAGCCGAAGAAGCTAGAAAATTATCTGAGCAAGATCTTCGTAGAGAGTTTGGTCCAACTTATGACAATAAAATAACTGGAGCTAAAAATTTAGCAACAGCTACTTTAGGTGAAGAGTTTTTAAATAATACAATGTTAGCAGATGGCAGTAAACTTGGAGATAATCCTCAAGTAGTAAAAGCCTTTGCTAATTTATCAGAAAAATTATCTGAGGATGTTATAGTTAAAGGAGATAATCCAGACTATATGACAACTAATGATATAAATAAACAAATTGCTACATTACAACAGCAAGGTTCAGCATACTGGGATAAAAGACATCCAGGACACTCACAAGCTGTAGAAGAAGTAGCAGCATTAATTCGTAAAAAAAATAACGAAGATGATGCTTAACAGTTTTATCTAACGAAAGTTAGGTAAATAAAATCAAAGACAATCGCAAGACCTTTGTTGACGTTAGGAAAGACTAACATCCAGAAGATGTAAATTTTAGGAAGATCCGCAAGGATAATCAACCGACAACTTAAACTAACACAATAGAGGAGGAACTTATTATGAGTTCACAAATAACTACTTCATTCGTTGAACAATATTCTTCGAATGTTCAGTTGCTATCTCAACAAATGGGTAGCAAATTAAGATCTTCTGTTGATGAGGAAAGTGTAGTTGGGAAAAACGCATTTTTTGAACAAATTGACAGCACCGCTGCTGTTTTAAGAACTTCAAGACATGGCGATACTCCACAAATCGATAAACATAATGTCGAGTTTAAATTCGGTAAATTGCTGGAAACTCTCTTCGGAGACAATCAGCAGCCAAGTTATATAATTTAAAAAGTATATAAAAGGTTCAGAGACTAGATGTTGAGGAAACAATAATACATCCACGAAAACCGAACACTATTTTATAGTGATGATATAGTCCGAGCTATATAGCGATATATAGAAGCAATAATTAAAAAAGTTGCGATAACATAACTGACACCTCATAGCAGAAGAAGAGTATCTCTTGCAGATTACGAGTGGGGAGATCTTATTGATGATTCTGATAAAATCAGAGCATTAGTTGATCCAACTTCAGCGTACGCAAGAAATGCGGCAGCAGCAATGAATAGAGCTATGGATGATGTAATCATTACAGCTATGAATGCTTCTGCATCAACTGGCGTTGCTGGTGGTACATCTACGGCTTTACCTTCAACTCAAAAGACTGCAACTTCAAATCAATCAGATGGTTTGACAATTGCTAAACTTTTGTCTGCGAAGAAAATCCTAGATAACAATGACATAGATCCTTCAAGAAAAAGATTTATTGTCTGCGGTCCGCAACAAATATCAGATCTATTAGGAACTACTTCAGTTACAAGTGCTGACTTTAATACAGTTAGAGCTTTATCAACTGGAGAAGTTAATTCCTTCTTAGGTTTTGAGTTTATAATGTCAACAAGACTAAACTTTGACGCAACGAATACAGACGACAGACTTGTATTTGCTTATACTGAAGATGCTATTAAATTAGGTATCGGAAAAGATATTAAAGCAAATATTTCTGAAAGAGCTGACAAATCTTACTCAACGCAAGTTTACTACTGCATGAGTTTGGGCGCAGTTCGGATGGAAGAAAAGGCTGTAGTCCAAATTCCATGTCATGAAGCATAATCAATAGGAGTATATAATTATGGGAACTAAAAACACAGACTTAGTGGCTAACTTTGAAGCTAGTCCTCAAGTCCTTAATAATGCTGCTGAACTTCATGGTGTTCTAAGAACTGCTCATGGAACAGTAGAACTAGCATCTGGTGATAGTGATGATAATGACATTGTTATGTTAGCACCAATTCCTTCTAATGCTGCTGTACCAAGTTTATTTATTGGTTCAGACACTTTAGGTGGATCGTGTACTTTCAATGTTGGTATCTACAAAACAGATGGTACAGTTAAAGACGAAGATGTATTCGCAACTCTAGTAGCTGATGCTGCTGGTATGGCGGATGTTCGTTTTGAAGCTGCTAACATAGATACTGCTGGTAAGAAAATGTATGAATTAGCTGGAGATAGTACAGATCCAGGTGGTTACTACTATATAGCTGCTACAATGGCGGCTGATGGTCAAACTGCTGGAACTATGTCTTGGAACATTACATACGTTGTAAACTAAGCAAATAGAATTGAGAGGCGTGAAAGCGAGAGTGGAAACGCCTCTTAATGCAAATCAATGAAATATATTTTAATTTTATATATGTGTAGCATGGCTAATGGCCAATGTCCGTCAAACTCAATATCTGGTTTACAATACAATGATCATTTCGATTGTGTTGTTGATGGATATAGAATTGCTCACAATACATTTAAAAATTTAGAAGAATTAGAAGAGTACGACAAAGAGTACATTAATAGAGAAAAATTAGTTATTAAATTTGAGTGTAAACAAGTAGGAGAAGAAACGTAATGAAAAAAATAATAAAATACTGGAATAGTAGAAGTACAAAAATTAAAACCGCTGTAGGTATTATTATTGTTCTTATTATAATTGGTGCAATTGTATAATGGCTTCTGTTGTAAATATTTGCAACTCCGCATTAAACTTGCTGGGAGCTTCGACTATATCAGCATTAACTGATGATACTAAAAATGCCAGGTTATGTAATCAAAGGTATGAGCCAGTAAGAAATAGAGTGTTTAGATCTCATGCGTGGAATTGCTTACATAAAAGAGTTCAATTAGCACAAAACACAACAGCACCAGTAATCGAATATGATTATGCCTATGCTTTACCTAGTGATTGCCTTCGTGTACTTAAAATTAATAACGGTACTACAGACAGTATTTCAACAACTTTAGATTATAAAATAGAAGGTAGAAATATTGTAACAGATATTGATACTGTATATTTAATTTATATTGCTTTAGATACTGATCCAAATAATTATGATAGTTATTTAAGAGAAAGTATTTCTCATCAATTAGCTGCTGATCTTTGTTATGCCATAACTAATAACGCATCGTTAGCAAACAATTATATGACAAGAGCTGATGAAAGATTAAGAGAAGCTAGATTTATAGATGCTACTGAAAATAGTTTAGGAACAGTTGAGGCTAATGAATTTACAGATGCTAGGTTGTAATGACCACATCAGATTTTGATCCAGCTTTAATTACAAATTATAAAGATCCTAGATACTTATTACATTTTCAATGGGGATTGTCATCAACGGTTTATAGATATGCTTTAGTAGAAACTATTGAACCTAATAAAATTAATTCAAGAACAAAACAAAAAAAAGACGAAACAAAATTAACACAAAAAGAAATTTGGAAAAATAAATATGCCAAGAACTACAGCATCAATCAATAGTTTTGTTTCTGGAGAATTTTCCGCAAAATTAGACGGTAGAACAGATTTTGAAAAATATGCTTCTGGTTGCAAAACATTACAAAATATGTTGGTGCATCCTCAAGGTGCAGCAGCAAGAAGAGTAGGTACTCAATTTATTTCAGAAGTAAAAACAAGTGCTAACAAAACAAGATTAATACCTTTTGAATTTTCAACTACTCAAACTTATATGTTGGAGTTTGGAAATACTTATATAAGATTTTTTAAAGATAAAGGTCAAATTACAGAAAGCGACAAAACAATTACTGGAATTACTCAAGCTAATCCAGCTGTAGTTACATCTAGCTCACATGGATATTCTAATGGCGACTTTGTAATTATAACTGGTGTAGTTGGAATGACTGAGGTTAATGGTAAAACTTTTAAAGTAGCTGATAAAACTACTAACACTTTTGAATTACAAAATGTTGATGGAACAGATATAAACTCATCATCCTTTACTGCGTATTCATCTGCTGGAACAGCTAATAAAATTTACGAAATAACAAGTCCATATTTAACAGCAGAATTATTTGATATTAAATTTTCGCAAAGTGCCGATGTGATGTATATTACTCATCCAAATCATGAAGTGATGAAGTTATCAAGAACTGGCCATACTTCTTGGACACTTGCAGAAGTTGATTTTACAGATGGACCTTATTTATCTGAAAACACTACAACAACTACTTTAACACCAGGTCAAGCTGGAACTGGAACTGGCGTAAATATAACAGCTAGTGCTACTACTGGAATTAATGGTGGTGATGGTTGGTTAGCAACTGATGTTGGAAGAATAATATCTTTTAATTCTGGTAAAGCTAAAATTACAGCTAGGACAAATTCAACAGTTGCAGTTGCAACGATTACAACAGCCTTTGCTAATACTGATGCTAAAACCGATTGGAAACTTGGAGCATTTTCAGACACAACTGGACATCCTTCTTGCGTATCATTTTTTGAACAAAGATTAGTATTTGCTGGAACGAAAGATGAGCCACAAACTTTGTACTTCTCTAAATCTGGAGATTACGAAAATATGACTACTGGAACTAATGCTGATAGTGCTATGGTTTATACTATTGCTAGTAACCAGGTTAATAAAATTAGGTATTTAAAAGCAGTAAGAACTTTATTGATAGGAACTACTGGAGGAGAATTTTCTGTTAGTGCCGATGGTACAGATGCAGCAGTAACTCCAACTAACGTAACTATTAAAAGACAATCATCTTTTGGTGCAGCTAATGTTGATGCTCAACCATCTGGAAATGCTGTTTTATTTTTACAAAGAGCAAAAAGAAAAATTAGAGAATTAGCTTATAACTATGATAGTGATGGTTATGTTGCGCCAGATTTAACTATTCTTAATGAAACTGTAACAGATAGTGGAATTAATGAAATGGCTTATCAACAAGCACCAGATAGTATTTTATGGTGCGTTAGAGATGATGGAATTTTAGCTGGTTTAACTTATCAAAGAACTGACAATGTTGTAGCCTGGCACAAACACATCATAGGTGGTAAATCCGATACAACTAAAAATATTATTCAACAACAAATTAGTTTTACTGCTAACGGTACAATAGTTTCAACAAATAATAATACTATAACTTTATCATCTCATGGTTTATCAACTAACGATCCAATTTATTATTATGCTGCTGCTAATCCTATAACTGGATTAACAAGTGGCTCACTTTATTATGTAATAGCAACAGACAGCAATACTATAAAACTTGCTACAAGTGCTGCTAATTCTGCTGCTGGAACAGCTATTACTTTGACAGCTCCAGGAACAGCCTCGACACAATATATTTATCAAGGTGTAAATATTTCATCAAATGTAATTTATTCTGCATCACATGGATTTAAAACTGGAGATATAATATTTTACGACAATATAGGAACTGCAATTGGTGGATTAAGTGAAAATACTTCTTATTATGTTTTAAGAGTAGATGATGATCAATTTAAACTTTATACAGATAGCAAATTAATAAATGTTGTTTCTTTAACATCAGCTCACACATCAGAACAAACAGATAATATTTTACAAGATGCTAAAGTAGAAAGTGTTGCAACTATATCTGGAGATCTTAATGAAGATGAGCTTTGGGTAATAACTCAAAGGTGGGTTAATGGAGCTATAAGACGTTATGTTGAATGTTTTTCAGATTTTGATTTTGATGAGACTGCACCAGAAGATTTTAAATTTTTAGATAGCCATTTATCTTATTCTGGAGTTGCTGTTAGTTCTTTATCTGGTTTAGATCATTTAGAAGGAGAGACAGTTTATATATTAGCTGATGGTGCTACGCATTCATCAAAAACTGTATCTGATGGAGCTATAACTTTAGACAGATCTGCTAGAAAAGTAACAGTTGGTTTATCTTATAACTCCGTATTACAAACAATGAGAATTGAAGGTGGAGCTGGTCAATATGAAGGAACAGCTCAAGGAAAAATAAAAAGAATATCTAAAGTAGTTTTAAGATTATTTGAAACAGTAGGTGCTAAAGTTGGTCCTTCATTGGATAACCTAGAAACCGTACCATTTAGAACTACCTCTGGAGCAATGAACTTACCAGTATCTACATTTTTAGCTGGAGACAAAGAAGTAGAATTTTCTGACGATTACAATACAGACGGATTTATTGTTGTTAAACAAGATCAACCATTACCATTAACAGTTCTTGCCTTATATCCAACTATTGTAACAAATGATGGCTAGTGAATTAAAACCTTTTAAATCAGAACACGCAGACGAAATTGTTGCTATAGGCTTAAATGATAAGCTTATGGAAATTGATGCAAGTTTTAAAGAAAACAGAATTTGTGATTATTCACAACCTGGCAATGCTTATACCATGTTTGTTAATGGTAAACCAGCTTTTGCTTGTGGAATTGTCGTGCTTTGGGATGGTGTTGCTGAATGTTGGGTTATGGCATCACAAAATGTTTTTGAAATGAAATTCTTAGCAGCAAGAACAATATTAGAGTTACAAGAAAAACTTTGTAAAAAAAATAAAATCCGAAGATTACAAACATCCGTTAAAGCAGATTTTAAATTAGGATTAAGATTAGCTGAATGGTGCGGTTTAGAAATTGAAGGATTAAAAAAAAAATATGGTCCAGATGGATCAGATTATTATCAACTGGGGAAAATATATTAATATGAGTTTTGTTGGAGATATTATAGGCGGTTACGGTGCAAGACAATTAGGAGATTATAATGAACGTCTTTACGCTAAAAAATCTGAAATTAATACTAGAAATGCTGAGATTAAAAAGAAAACTTTTGAAGAAGTTGACTTACCAAGAATTTTAAAAGATCAAGAAAGAAATAAATCTAATCAGTTTGTTAATCTAATTAAAAGTGGAATTGATGTGGATAAAATAGGCGAAACTGCATATTTAATTCAATTAGAACAAAATATTGAAGATGCTTTTGAAGTGTCAATTGCAACTTATAATTCTACACTTGATTACGAACAACAATTAAACAATTCACTTATTATTCAAGCTCAAGGTAAAGCTGAAGCTTATAAAGGTAAAGTTACAGAAAGAGCTGCTTATGCTAAAGCTGCTGG